TTTTTTGTCATCTTCAATACTTCCATAAAATTTTATTTCATTTAACTCTTTATTTTTTTTAAGTTGGAATTCATACGCCGCACTTAAAACTGTATTGCCATGTGCAGCCATAGATGCTTGGAGCTTTATTGCAGCCGTTGGGTCTACAGCTGACAATGCTTTTGAAAGACCTTTAGTTACAGAAGTAATTTCTGTTTTAATTGATTCCGGTGTTACACCAGGACGATTGTTTTCAAGATTGTTTAACAATCTAGAAAGAACTGTTTTTCCTTCAATTAAAAAATGATTAGTAAGTTCTGCGCTTCTTGCTTCTTGAACAGCTTGATTAAAAAAGCTAGGCAAGTCTCCTGATTCTTTACCAATACCACCGCCAAGCGTAGGACTAATAATTCCACCAGCTGCTAAATCTATTTGCTCTCTTGTTACTGGATTTTCTGCTACATATTGCAAACCCTCTTTCATACGTTTTTTACCGCTAAACTCTAAAACAGTAGACCTCATGTCATTTAAAATTTGCGCAAGCGTGTCAGACTCTCGTGACTGAACATTAGCCGCAACCATGTAATTGGTTTGCTGTTGGCTAATCTGCTGCATCGGCACATTACCGACTTGCCTAGCCTGCACCTGACCTGACATCAATCTAGTAGCCATATTTAACCTAAAGTAGAAGGAGCTTTTGCGGTTTTAGGAGCGTCACCGCTGCCTACTTTGTAAGCATCAATGCCGCCCCTAATAAGCGTTTGCGTAGCCATTAAACCACCAGTGCTACGCGCAGCAGATGCCGCCAAATTGTACTGACCTGTTTGCTGTTTCGCAGAAAACTGATTAACAATGTTCTGTATCTCTGTTGACTGCATCATTGCAGACGCATCTTCAAAACCCATTACCCTTGCAGTCAATGCGCTTAGATCAGTAATACCAACATCAAACATTGTGTTTGCTATATTTTGTTGCTGGATAGCAGCAGCAGAACCTTCGCCAAATGAAATACCAGATGCCGCAGCTCTAGCGCGAACAGAAGCATTTACTGCTCGCATGTTTTTCAACAATGTATTACCAGCAATCTGGTAATTCATAGCATCAATTTCTGCTCGCTTTAATGTGCGACCTGCTTGAATGTTTGCGTGCTGCTGAGAAAATGTAGCATTAACTTCTGACACAGCCAGCGTATTTCTTGCCTGCAGTAAGTAACCTGTCTGCTGTTGAATGGCAGCAGCTTGCTGCGCCTGGGCTTGGCCATAGGCAGCAATGAAATTCACACCGGCTAAAGTTGGATCTGCCATATTATGTTCCTGAATAAACGGCGACTCTGTAATCAAGTCCAAGCAAATTCATTTTTAATGGTAGGTTTTGTGCCACCTCAATTGCTTGCTCATTACGATAACCAAGCACTCCATTAACGCGTTTAATCCCTGTAAACGTAGGCACCGCCAGATCAAGCAAAGGATTGTCAAGCGTCCTAGTAATAACTGGTTGATCATTCATTAGCATGTGCTGTGTATCTTTAAGTACAGCGCTAATTTCAACAATCCTTTTTTTAAACGACACCCTACTACCTGTCTGTAATTTAATCTCAACCGGCATGGTTTTGACGTACACAGTAATCGGCAAGCCAACTTCATAGCTAGTTGTTGATTCACGATCAAACGTCACAGCGCCACCAGCGCTAACTGTTTCATTTGATTGCGGCACGCCATCAGTAATCACATTAAGAGATTTGCCAATGTGCGGCAAGCCGCTGCCAACGCCACCAGCTGATGCGCCCACAAATGCACAATCTGTATACAGGTCGTCTTTAAACTGCTCAATAAAGTACCTTGTTGTTCCATTAAATACGCGTTTAGTAACTGCATAAATTTGTGTCACATCTACGCCAACATCAATAAACTCACCATCTGTTGTGAACTCACTTGGTGATGTAATTTGCTGGCTACGCATAATTGAAAATACAGCCATGCTGCCATCGCTAGTGTTTGTCATCAGCAACAGATCTGATTCATCTGTGCTTGATGATTTACGCAATGCAATGCGCTGTGGGCTTTTAAGTAAATGCCCAGCCAGCAAAGATATACGCTGCGTAATATAGGTGAGCTGTGTATCAGAGAAGACAAACTCATTAAGAGATTTGCCTTGGCGCTGGATATAAACCGAACCAGACTCAACCGACTGCACTCGCGTGCCAGGCTTAGATCCATTTCTACTTACATTTTTAAATGTAAACGTCAGTGGCGTTATCGGGTCAGTGCCTTGCTGCGGCACATAAAATTCGCCGCCGGTAGTAAACACCTGGAAGTCACGCGAACTAACAATATCAATAATAATGTTTAGGTCGTTAGTATCTAACGTGGCCTCAACAGCATCATCATCAAGCGACTCATTAGGAACAAAATCAAAAAACAAACCAATCTTGCTACCCCATACCGTAGACGGCCTAGACTTACTACCGCCAAAATATAATCGCCCTTCATGAAAAGTAACGGTGCGTGGCCAGCCTTTAGTGCTTGACCACACATCCTCATATCCGCTTTCAACTTCCCAGCTACCCTGGGGAATATTACTTGTATTAAAAAACGGATATTCAACTACGGCTTTTACAATAGTATTACTAACATATTCAACAATTCTAGCCCTGCCTTGGGGCGATGCATTTATATATTGATTTACACTTGACGCAGAAAACGCAGAGTTCTGTGAAGTTAAAGTCACGTTACCTGAAACAGCGCTCGGTGTTAAATGGCCAGAAGTCGGTGTTGTTGTTGTTAATGTAAAAGCATATTTTGGAATACTATCAAATGTAATTGTTGTTGCTGTCCAAGCTGTGTTGCTTGTTCTAGTAATCCTTACCGGCTGAATATCAGGATGCACGACGATCAGCGTGTCGGCGCTTTGCGTCCAGCACATATCATCAACGATGCTGCTGCCTATAGTGGTTGTTAAATATGGATTGCCACTGCCGTTAATATTTGTTTGTACTACGCCATTCTTAACCACATACATTCGGTTGTGCGTAAACACAAGCATATACGAATCATCCACAGAGAATTGGAATGAAACCATGCGCACGCCATTACCTGTGGATTCCGTGCTTGTATTTGGTAATTCATAAATATGCTTCAAGCCAGGGCGACGACGTAACCCACCTTGCGGCTGGATCAATACATTCGTAGCTTTAGACAAAGCGTTAGCATATGCCTGCAGATCCACTCGAGCACGCAACAGCGGATCTAATTCGCCAGTGCTAAAGTTTGTGGTGAAGTCTACAAAGCGCGGCATCAGTTCCTCACTGCTATTAGTGTGTAGTCTTCAATCGCTCTTGTCGGTTGACCTTGCGCATCAATCTGCGTAGCTGTACGGAAAAATCCACCTCGGCCATTTTCGGATGGATCACCCACAGCTTTACGCTCCCAGCGCAATGATTTGTCTTGTTGCTCAGTAATAGGCTCGGCCAAGTGCCAAGCCATCATGTACTTCATTAGCTGCACAAAGTATTGTGGCCAGGCAAATTCACCAGCCGAGTATTGATAATCTATAAAAACAGATTCTAGGTTTGCCAGTAATTGATCGCCTTGTATTTCCCAATCCTTTTGCACTGATGCGCCTGGGTTGGCGCTTTCATACACAGCGCGTGGACTAGCTAACCGATCACCAGGTAACTGGTAGGCATATTTCCAAACAGAGTTTGGAGTTGTCAGCAATCTTGCTAGCTGTATTTTTTTGGTATTAAACGACCAAGGATACATCACCAATGTCGAGTCACGCGTGTCAGGATATAAACGATCACACGAATTTGATTCATCTGTTCCATCATTGAAAGATGAAATAGGCTCTGCTCCAAGCAATATTAGAGCGTCAGCGCAAATTGAAACACCAGTATCACCTGCAGCCATTAGAACCCCTTAACGTAAGAAAGGGCCGGCCTTATAAAAGACCAGCCCTCAACACTACAGTACCGACGGATTAGTCGCCGTCGGTGGCCGACAGAGTCGTGCCATCAGTCACATCCACAACACCACTTGCATTGGATACGACATACACCAGAGTGACGACGGCTGTAGAACCTGTCGAAGTCACGCAGTGGATAACGTCGCCAACTTCAAGCGTATTAGATAGCGAGTTGAAATAACCGCTAGTGTTAACGTCTGCAATTGCATCGGCTGTTTTATAACCATACAACGACGGAGCGTTACCACGCTTTGATGCGGAATACGTAGCAAAACCAGCTGTATCAAAAGCCATGATCAGCCCTCCCTTATGCCGCAGCCGCAGTATCGCGGGCTGTGATTTTAACGATACCTTCACTGTCAATCGCAACAGAGCCTGCTGAGAACAGTGCATTTACTAGCCAGCTGGTCTTCTCAGGAATGTAGTTGATCTCAGTTTTAGGCGCTATGCCTTCAGCGTAACCAATCGCCTGCGAGTGGAAAGCGTACAACGTACGATCTGACGAACCATCAATAGGCAAACCACCTTCTGTGCGGTCGCCCAGGATGTGGAATTGGAAGCCCATAAATGTCGAGATCTCGCCCTGCACTAAAGCCTTCACAGAGTTAAAGTCAGACGACGTTACCGAAGTCTGCTCAAGCATTGAGGCCAACGAATTTGCATGGATGATGATGTGACGACCATCCGAAGGCACGTTCTTAGCATTCAATATTTTTGCAGCTTCACGCAGTTTGGAAATATTCATATTGGTATTAGAGCCACCAATTGAATTAGCCACAGTGCCTGTGCTAGTTGCAGCAGATAAAGCATCCAAGATCAATTGATCTTGACGACGGCCAATAGCTGCACCGACAACCTGGGAGAGCTCTGAGCGCTCGTCAAAGTTAACTTTAGCTTGCGAAAATATATCCGAATATTCAGCTGCGTTCCAATCTTGCAGTGTGCAAGTTACATTGGAGAAGCCAACATTCATCGGAGTTACATCAGTTTGGGTCACGCGTGCAGTAGCAACGCCTTTGCCAACTTTAGGAAATTTTACAGAAGAGCCTTCTACACCACGACGCTGACGCACAGCACCCACCAGCATTGCTTTGCCCTGGTAAGCCTGTTTGACCTCTGCGTCGAAGAGTGTAACGAAAGCATTAGATAGACTAATAGCCATTATTTACCTCGTTCGGTTAAGTGATCATGGGTTTTCGCGTCGGTGAGCCGTGCAGTACGGGCCTGTGCTTGCTGCTTACGTCAGCCAATCGGTGGTATCTCACCACAGGTATGGGCCGTGTTACCGGTATGCCATGCCGGCAATTCTATTATCCATTTAACATTTTGCAATACATGCGATTGATATAAAAAAACCCCGGCACATAGACCGGGGCTAAAAGCTGTGGCGACCACCAAGAAGACACAGCTGCGAGATTTAATCCTTTACTACCTGGGCAAACATTTTTTCTACCTTCTGCCGGTAGGATGCGTCTGTATTGTAGCGCTTGTCTGCCACCATTTGATACAGCTCATCTTTGCTTGGCAAGCCATCCATTGGCTCTGTCTCGATGGGCAATCTACCTTCATAACCTTCGCGCAACTTTGCCAGCATGTTTATGCCGCGAGCTGTGCCTGCCATGATTTTAAATTCATCCCAATCCTCAGAACCCCAAATGCCTTTTTGGATTAAGCCGCGAGCCCAATCTGCCATGCCATTGACCAAAGCCTGACCATTAGGGCCAAGCATTTTCATTTCTTGGGCTGCGTCCACACTAGCATCACCCATTAGCTCTTGTGATTTTTCCTTGAGTGTTCCCACCAAGTCGTCAAATTGAGCTTGCGATAAGCCATTCTCTTTTGCCCAATCAACCAATGTGCCAGCCATTGGGTTATCGGCTGCATCATCACCCCAACTGCTGGTGTCATACTGGCCATCGGCTGGGGCTTTGTGCTTTCCCTGGCTAATCTGCTTACGCAAATCAGACCAGCTTTTGCTCATAGCTTCCAGGTTAGCTTCGCCTTTGTCGTTATCCCAAAAGTTATCTGGAAGATACTCAGGCTTTACTTTAGGCGCACCAGTGTCTGATGCCGAACCTGTAGGGGTTTCTGCTGTCTTATGATCTATTGATACTGCTTCTTTAGATTCAGGCTTAGTTGTATCTTCGAGCGTCACATTGTCAAGTAAGCCGGTGCCGGGCTCGACGGTTGCTGTGTCGGTAGTCATAAATTCCTAGCTTGTAAGATCCGTGCTTTCAAATCTCGTATAACTGTTCTCTGCCCTTCAGCAAAGAAAGCATACGAGGGGTCGTTACCTGGCACGGCGACAGGCACGTCCACATACATTTGATCCAACCATTTCATTATTGCCAGCCCATCCTCTGACGTGAATACACGCAAGCATAGTTTGGCAATGTCTTCGCGCTGCTGTGTTACTGCGCGAATGTCACTGGTTTGATCTATGTTATCTAATTCATCCCAGCTCATTTAGGCAGCTCCGCTGGTTGATCATTAGGGTCAGCAAATGGTGATTTGCCTTGTTTCATTCGGCCAACAGCGTGCTCAACAGCTTTATCAATAATTGTTGGCGGCATTTTGCTCATAAAGGTTTTTGCCTTTGGATCATTTTTTAACAAATAATCAAATTCTTGTTTAGTTAATGTCGGCACAATTAACGGCACCTGCGTTTCCTTGCCGTTTAATCCTACGCCAATACTCACCTCAGTCATAACATTACCGTCTGGTCGCTTAATCTCACCAAAGAAACCAGATCCTTTTTGGGTGTTATCTGCTCTTTTACCGTAGTCCATTAAACCATCCCTTCGGGCGCTGGTTGTCCTTGCTGCATAGCTGCCATTTGCATAGCCATTGCCTGCTGCTGTTGGGCTTGAGCTTCTTCCATCAGTACAGCACGCTCAGTCGCATCATTGCGCACAATAGAAGGTACACCTAGCTTGTCGCCAATGTAATCAACCACAGCATCATTCTTTAAAGCAAGTTGGCCATCAGCGCCAAACGTCTGCATCAGCTGGGCATATTGCAGAATGGCATTAACCTCTTCCATGTTCTGCGCCATAGCCAGCGGAGCAACAGGAGTGACCTTGATTTCTAAACCATTTACGCGCAGCGGCATGATGATCAAGCCGCGCTCATCCATTACTTCGAGGATCTTTGTGACCAGCGGGATCATTGTTTCGTTGATCAAGCGACCAAACGCCGAGCCAAGGTTTTGCGCGAGCTCCTTCATGCGCTCGACAATCTCAGTTGCAGACCTAGCAGACATGTTGTCTGGTGGCAAAGACTCATCCAGCAATATGCGCTTGATATTACTGCGCAGATCATTGATGACCAGCTGCGATACGTTGAAGTCACCAGCGCGTGGCAGTGGCTGCAGTGCTGGGCCTTGTGGGCCACCGTTGCGTGCAACCGGGATAATGGCACCAGGCACAATCTTTACTGTGTTTGGATTTAATACGCCATCATCTGC